CTGTACGCAACACTACTAGTATAGCTGAACACTCCAATTATCTTACCCATTCTCCATACACCGTCGTTAGTGTAACTGGACCTACTGGTTTTGTAAATGGTTCAAACACAACTACTTGGACACCATTAGGCGGTGCGGATCCAATCGTTCAGACTTCTTTGATTTACGAAAATACAAATCGTCTTGCTCAAATGGGTTCTGATTATTTTTCGTTGGTTAATCCTTGGTATCATGCACCTGTGATACCTACTGAGACTGGTTATCATTCGTATTCGTATTCTCTTGATTTTATTAGCTTAGATCCGATGGGATCTACCAATTATGGAAAGCTAACAAATGTTTCAATTGTACCAGAGGCTAGCAGTCAAGCCAAAGCAGCTGCTGAATCGTTGATTGCCAAACAAACATATGAATTTATTGTTACTGCTATCAATAACAACATTATTCGTGTTAGCGGTGGAGCTTTAGGTTTCCCCGTTCTCTAAAAAGCGCCACCTTTTCATTTTTTTATGTTATTTAACATATAAAAAATAATATTATAATGTTGTAATTTATACTTTATACTTTAAAGAAAAAGAGAGAATTATTATAAGAAAGAATAATACAATTTATTTGCATTGACTCTGTCAAAAATAAGAGTTTGTATAATCAAATGATATACAAACTTACGTTAGTAAAACAAGACTTATGTTTTATTTCTTAAAATGTCTATTTTCAATTGAATATTTTGGAGTTTTAATTCTGAATTCTCTTTTTGCAAGGTTCTAATAGTCATTTTTAGGTCATTATCTTTTAAGAAATCTTCTATATTTTCAATAAAAATTGTTAGATTTTTAACTGGTTTATATACTTCTTTTTGATTGAAAAAATCAACTTTATAATGTTTCAAAAATTCGTGTATCATTTTCTCTATATTTTTACCAGATACTTTGAAAAGCCTAATCATTCTCCACTGAGGATATAATGACTCACTTGACATATGTTTTTTGTCTCTCTTAACAAGATTAGAATCAGTAAAACCAATCTTGACTAATCCATTTCCGATATAAGCACAATAAATAACTAACTCATTTGTATACTCACACATTTTAACTTCATTTTCTAATTTTTCTGCTTCAATATCAATTTCTGTAAGAGTAGAAAAGCTCTTTACAGGTCTTTCTAGTTTGACACTTCCTGTAGATAATAATTTATGAATCCATCCTGTTACATTAACTGCAAATTTAGGAGAAATCCATTGTGCAATATGAATCGTTACACGTGGGTGAACCCAAGTTGATTGATCGGAATCATTATATTGATTAATTTTTATCAAACTTACGTTCGTAGTAGGGTTGGGGGAGAATTATAAAAAATAGAATTGAATTTAAGTCACAATCTAGTTTTAAAATAATAAAAATGCCTACTGAAATGTTGCAAAAAAATATGGATGAAATCAAATCTATTTTAATAGACAATGACTGTGAATTAATTAGTTTTGAAAAAGGACGTCAAGTAAAATATACTTGTTCATGTAAGAATATTGGAGAAACTAGTTATTTGAATATAAGAAGAAAAGGTTGGGGTGGTTGTGCAAAATGTTCAAAACAGAAATGTAGTCAAGAAATAAAGAATTTTATAAGAGAAAGTGATGGATACATTAATTTGTCTCAAATATGTAAAGCTGGTAACAAATTTTATAGAGATTGGTTTCGATTAGAAAAAACAAAAAAGTTTTTGACAGAATTATCTCACGAATTGAAACTAGATATTTTAACCGATAAAACAATAAAAGGTAGATCGGGGTATGTAGTAGGTTTGATAGAAATTAATCAATATAATGACTCAGATCAATCAACTTGGGGTCATCCATACGTTGCTAATAATATAGCACAGTGGGTATCTACAAAATTTTCTGTTAAAGTATCAATGTGGATAGACGAGTGGAAAAATATATCTGAAATAAATAGTAAAAAATACGTAGTCTCAATAGAAAATATTGAGCCTGATAATAACAGTTCTTGTGTTGAAAAGGATATCCAAAATAGGTTATATAAAGAATTAGGCGGTGAAATGGAAGTTCATACAAATTTTGGTTATATAGATTTGTTGACAGAAACAGAATTAATAGAAATAAAAGTTGGTAATAATTGGAAACATGGATTGGGACAACTTCTTGCTTATAGAAAATTTTATTTGAATCATAGTCTAAGATTACATTTGTTTGACATTGAGCACCAAACTGATATATCAGATTGGTGTAAAGAATATAATGTGTTAGTAACATATGAGAAATAAATGTAAAATATTTTCAACAACTGTCTTGTAGACACAATTAGTTGTTTAATCAAAGAGTTTGTATATTAAAATGATATACAAACTTACGTTTTCCTAAACATTCTTGAGCTTCAATTAATAGATCATACGTTACACCTACATCATCGCATTTTCTTTTAAAATCTTGGGAATTTGTTAATAGATTTGGCATTTTTAATATATATTCATCAGCTTTTAAATAGAAATGTTTTATTAATAGTAAATGTACGAACGTATTATCAAACTTTTTGACAACACAATTCTAATGAGTATTATTATAAAAAAGAATATGGTAATAATATTTACTAAAATCATACTTTTCTTTTTTACATAGATATAATCTTTAGCATACTGTTGTGAAAAATAAATAATAAAATTAGGTGATTGTATTTTAAAAATAAAAATTATCTTGCACTAATATAAAACAATGTCATCGATCTCTACTTCAAATGTAACATCGGGATTTATTGATCTTGCCACTTTTGACGAAATTGAAAAGTATCTCTACGGTGGGCACGACGCTACTGCTTATTTTGTTCGCGAAACGAGAAAAGCTACTTGGTTCACTCAAGTACCTGTTGTTCTCTCGCGAGCGGCCGGTTCACCGGCTTTTGGACAGGAATGGTCTGTCGCAATCTCACGTGCAGGTGATTATATGCTTCAAACGTGGCTTCGTATGAATACTCCTCGAGTTGAACTAAAAAAATCTGCTGTTGTGAATGGTAATCCTGCTTATGTTCTAGGAGAAAGTATTCGCTGGACTCGAAACCTTATGCATAATATTATTCGTGAGTGCTCTATCACTTTTAATGATTTGATTGCGGCTCGATTTGATAATTATCATCTTGATTTTTGGGCTGCCTTTACTGTTCCTGAAGGAAAACGCAACGGATATAATAACATGATTGGCAATCTTGATGATTTAATACAACCTCGACAGGTAATACCATCAATGACTCTTAACTTGCCTCTTCCTTTCTTTTACAGTCGTGATAGTGGTGTAGCTCTTCCGACCGCTGCTCTTCCTTACAATGAGATGCGAATCAACTTTTATTTCCGCGATTGGACTCATCTTTTGATATATGAAGAAGGACCTGCTAATGTTGCAATTGATAGACGCAAGCCTGTATCAGCTGAGTACCTAAAAGATACTCCTGTCCTAGGAAATACTCAAGTGTGGGCTAATTATGCAATTGTATCTAATGATGAAAGAAAGCGTATGGCATGTGCTCCTCGTGATATTTTGATTGAGCAAGTACAGACTGCACCCCGTCAGTCTTTTACTCCTGCTACTAATTCACAGCAATCGTTTGATATTCGGTTCTCTCACGCTATTAAAGTTCTGTTCTTTGCTGTACGCAACACTACTAGTATAGCTGAACACTCCAATTATCTTACCCATTCTCCATACACCGTCGTTAGTGTAACTGGACCTACTGGTTTTGTAAATGGTTCAAACACAACTACTTGGA